ATGATCTTTCTCTGAATGGCTGCAACCTTCTGAGCAAGTTCCGCCGCCTTTAGAGAAGACACAACCCCCGCCACCTCATCTTTCACATATCCAAATAATTTGAATACAAGGTCGTTGTACTTTCTCATGTTATAGGGTACAATCGGCAAGAATGATATGAATAGGGGGCCCTGCGTCTTAAAAATCCACGCGCTTATCTCCTTCCATATATAATAAGGTGCAATAAAGGGTGCAAAAATGAATCCATATACGAAGGCTAGAATGCGAAAGGGAACAGTCTTATGTATGTAATCATTTGCAAGAAAGGATGCGAATCTAAGGCATAAGAGAATATAAAAAATGCGTTTTATATAATAATATGCATCGTGACTAACTTCTACCGCAATGTCCACTGTACTTGCACTGAGAGCTTTTGCCGCGGCGGCCCGCTTCTCATCATCTGCGTCCTGCTTAGACTTTGCAATGCTTTGAGTTATCGCATCCTTGGCTTTCGTATACTTATCCATGTAGGTTGCATACTGCTCGTCATACGCCATGTCACGCGTATTGACCTGAACGGTAGACAACTCCTTATTATTGTTCCACCAAACAAGTTCTGTCTTAACAAATGTTATCAAGGTTGTATATTCCTTTAGTTTGTATATGTCTAGAGTATTTTGATATGCGGCCTGTACTTCGGGGGTGGCCTTGGCCCATGCATCTTTAGCGGCATTTTTATCGGCCCGCTCCTTATCAAGCAGTGTTTTCAGATTTGCATCCACCTTGGCTCTCGCAGCCTTTCTTAAAGGAAGTGCTGCGGTTATCTCCTCACTCGTAGCCCTTTTTACACCGGTTGAATAATTGACGATATTTGTGAGCTGGTTATTTTCTGGATATGCAGGCAGCGAATCATCCACTTTTACATCTGCCGGATTTAGGGTTAGGGGTTTTGGAGATGCAGAAGCAGCAGCAGAAGCAGAAGCTGCTGCACCCTGTACGGAATTTGTTAGTGAACCAACCAAAGACATCTCTTTTTCTCCAGTAGAAAATCTAAACTCTAATTAAATGTCCTGGGTCGTAGTCATACCCTCCTACGATCGCGTAGAGACATTCAAGAAAAAGACCTTGGCTCTTCTTCTTACGTATAAGATCCCCAAGTCCAAGATCTACGTGTTTGTAGCGAATGAAGAACAGAAGGAGCTATATCAAGAGATTGCGCCCTTCGTGGGGCATATAGTAGTCGGTGTAAAAGGGTTGCCCGAGGTTCGCAACTTCATCTTTGACTACTTTCCGAAGGGGCAGAAAATCGTGTCATTTGATGACGACGTGCGCGGATTTATTGAGTACGATGCGAGTAAGAAAAGACATGAGAAAAAGCTGGTGGACTTGGCCGGCATGTTCAATCGTGGCTTCGCCGAGTGTAAAAAGGCGGGTGGGAGATTCTGGGGAGTCTATCCATCAGCGAATGGGTTTTTCATGCGGCCCACTGTGACGACGGATTTGCGGTTTATCATTGGAAGTTTCTGGGGGTGCATTAATCCAGGGAAAGAGATTCGCATAGACATTGGAAATGGCGAGAAAGAAGATTATCAGCGCACGATAAAATTCTGGGAGGCGGATGGGGTGGTTGTGCGGCTGAATTTCTTCGCGGTTCAGACTGCGACTTATGCGACGGCGGGTGGCTTGCAGGAGGGGAATCGTTTGGCGAGAGAGAAGAAGACTGTTAAATCTATGTTAAAGAGGTGGCCGCAGTATATCAAAATGAATCCTAGGAGGAAATCTGGATATCCTGAAATTCTTTTAGTGAGGCCCAAGAATAGTACTCGCAAGCTTGAGAAAGGTGCGCAAGACGAATAATCAGAGGGCGTACTTATTATCGCCCATTCCTGATTCCACGAGGAAGAAGTTGAGGTTTTCTACATAGATGTTCATGCTGTATATGTATGTAGAGTTCGGCGGGAGCGGATAGACCTGCAAATCAAGCTGGAATTTGCGGATTCTGCTGCTATTCAAAGATCCCGCCGGCTGTGGCGTGGGGCTATGTAGCTCAAAACTTATGACTGGAATATGTCTATTCGCTCCGCCAGAAAGATACTTATATGATGTGAGGCCCGTGTAAAAGGAGGTTGGCTTCACTTCCTGAATCTCATTTCCATCGGCCAGGACTCGTATGGTGCGTATGATGTCAAGCTGACCACTTGGTACTACGAGGCCCGTTGCATTCCGCGTCTCAATAAACTGGCTGTCTGATGGAATCATCGTCTGTATCTTCGGTCTATTCGGGTAATCCCACCAGTTTGTTAAATTTGTTAAATCATTGCGATAGAGGGCGCTGTCTGAGCGGCGCGGCATCAAGATAAGCCTGGTGATGGGATTATGAATATCTAGAGTGAAGGTTTCATCGCCGATTATTTCTGGTTGTGGAATAAGGGTAATTTGCCTTGTGACATAGGTCAGTGGTGTTGTTGCGAATATTGTTTGTTCTTCTTGTGGCAAGAAAACATAGGTTGTGTGCAAGGTGGGGCTACAGGCCCATGTATTCAGGGGTGGGGCTACTTGGTTGAAATCTGTGAAGAAATTGCGGATCTGGGTATTTGTGTCGGAGGCGTTGATGAAGTCTGGGGTATTTGTCTGCATGCTCATGTCTGGAGTGAGAGCGCGGAAGCCTGGCGCCATGCGGACGCCTGATAGATCAAGAGTGGTGTAAAGTTGTCTGGCCGGTGTGAGATTGATGGTGACATCCACTGTATAGTATTGGAGACCTATGAGCGGAAGGGCCTGGCCTTCTTCCGTAAACCAGAAAGGGAGCGGGACATGGACTGTATACGCGGGGATTGAGGGCGCATTCGTTTGCGTGGCGTTTCTCATATCAGGGTACACGGTTGGGTATTCTCCGCCGGTGGCAGTGGGATTGCCGTAGAGGCCGAGCGCCGGGTTAGTTAGCTCGGGCACATCGCCGACGAGCTGCTGCCATTTCTCAAACTTGTCCTTCGGGTAGTCAATGAGCGCCTTGCTCATGAGGTACTCGCCGGTGAATTCCTGGATCTTGTTGGGGCCGACGCTTACGAAGACGGACTGGATGGCGGCAGCTCCGAGATAACGAACCCATTTGAATTCTTGCTGGGTGGTGGGGCCGCTTGCCGGATTAATGGGCTGGTATTTGCTATAGATCGCTGGAATCTGGAAAGAGAAGTACATGTCGCTGACTAAATCGCCGATGCGGTCCACTCTCGCCTTAATTTGGATCGTTTTATCGTAGGGATAATCTGTAACCCCGTCCATGAGCTTGGACGTAGTTTCCAGGGAAAAATGGGTGTATTTCTTGAAAGTCTTGTAAAAGTATGTCATATCTGGATTCCCAGATAGGATGACATTCTGACTGCCGTATGCTACGAGACTTAAAAGGCCTCCCCCAGGCATTCTTCTTTTGCTTCCTAAAGGTAATCTCTAAGCCACTGCCTTTGCTTTTCGCCTTTGCTTTTCGCATGCCAAACCTTATCCCTGTTGCAAGGATAAGGTTTGTATGGTTTTTGTCTTCTGCGCTTCTGCGAAGCGTTCAACCCTTTCTCTGCGTCCACCATGTATCAATGAGGTAGGGCGGCTTGTCCATTCCATTATTATCGAACTTATTGCTCGGCCCCAGTGACATGTGTGCCTGGATTTCAGAATAACTGACCGCATATCTGTAATATGTCATATTGCTAATATATCCTATGGCCTTGCCGTTGATGATAAAATTCTCACCAGGAGGGATGCCCTGCTTGTTTGTGCTGTTCGAGGCCTCATTCTTAAAATTCGCAGCGAGTAGTCTGTTGTTGGGGAACAGGTTGAGCGATTGGTAGTTCTGGTATGGTAGTGTGCCGGCAAAGGTCTTCTTGGCAGCCAGATTTCCATTTACATACACCTCCAGGGTGTTCTTGCGAAGGGCAAGTACTAAGTGGAACCACTTATTGAATGGGATTTGCTTCACATCGATCGTGTTGAACCAGTTATCGTACGTATTCATTACAACACGGAGAACGGGACCATCATTACTTGCAGATGAAGAACTGACGAAAACGCCTGGGCCGCATAGAGGGAAGGGGCTGGAATTATAGCCTTTGTAGAATAATGTCTTCCATCCTTCCTCGCTGCTGTCGGTATCATCTGACACATAGATAAACGTCGCATATGTGAATTCAATACCGGTTAGCTGATTATCCGATACAGAAAGAGTCGTATTCATAGGATTATTAGGATCCTGCTTGAATTCTTTAGTCACATTGCCAGTGTAGGGGTAAACATCTACGCGTGCAGAGTTGTAGCTTATATATGCCTTATAAAGCTGCTCAAGCACCATAAAAGTAAAGAAGATTGCCGCTGCGATTACTAGCGCTATGACAATCTGTGGAAATATATTCGTACTTGTGCTTTCCATTCTAAAGTATGACAGTACAATTTATAGACTTTGGTCGTATGTGTTTAGGCAAAGGGCAAAGGTCAAAGGTCAAAACACCTTTACAGGTAAGTCCAAGGCTGTCCCGTGGGTGTAACCATGATCTGGTACGCCTGGTTGTTGCCTGATGTGCCGAACGTGTTGTTAATGCTAAAGAGATTGGAGAAGAAGCTGCCTAATGTGAATCCAGCTCCGGGGCCCGCCTGGTAATTCGCCCAAACTTGGTCGGGGGTGATTGCATAATTGTAAAAATCAGCCTTCGCGAAATAGCCCTTGAGATTTCCACCATTGCCATATCCAAAGGTGGCTACCGCATTTCCATTTCCAGAACCAAGTGAAAAGCTCGCCTTGTAAACACATGAGCGTGCAAGTTTGCCGTCAACATACACATCTAACGTTCTGCCATTGCCTACTGCCGTGATTTGAATCCAACGCTGGAACTCAATGCCATTTATAATATCACAACGGTCGTCTGTCTTGTATGTTGCGCTTGTGTTATATCCCTGCACGAGTGAGTTTACACTGTATGCACTTCCCGTAGAAGTGGTGAGTGAATTGTCAATGACATTCGCCGGGTCGCTGGTCGACTGGCGCACAATTAGACTGCCATCCTTCGGGTTGAGTCCGAAGAAAATGAGTGTCTTGCCTCTCGTCGCCGCATCAGATGAAAAGCGTGAGACTGAGATGTCTAGAAGGTGTGCGAGGTTCTGCCCTCCCGCCGCATTGAATCCCTTCGTATCCGATACATATACCCAGAAATTCGTCGTATACTGTCCGCCGTCCTGAAGGCCGGTTAGATTTGTCTGTGAAACCGCTAAACTATTCGCATCAGCCGCTACCATTTTCTTGGGCTCTCCAGAAAGTAGGCTCACAGATGTCTGGGCAGTGGTGGAGTTATAGAGCCAGCTGTATAGGTAATAAAGACCGATACATATGGCTATGAATACTAGAACACCAACGACCATTGTAAACGTTTGGTTCCCTTTGGAATTATTCGAATTGGATCTGTTCATTCTGTTAGCATTAAGTATAAAAATCACTGGACGTTTGTAACATAGGATGCAAAAGGGTTAAGTGGTTTTACTGCTGGTAAATTGTTGCAACCTCCAAATATACATGACGGCATATTGAGACTAAAGTTCGCAAAATCTCCAAGATTCAGATCCTCGAGAAAATAGGGCTCGCCTCTCGTATTCACCAGGCTCTGCACATCTGCCGCAACGTCCGCAGATGACTGGGCCGCCTTCGTTCCAACAAAAAGGCCTATCTTACCGTGCCACTTGGGATTTCCCGCGTACCAGGCGTCCATGGAGCCGGGTGGATAAGGCACATGATCGCACAATTTACTGGTAACTAATTTTTCGCCGAAATACACATCAAATCTACGCCCCTCTTTCACAATCGTCACGACTGTCCATTTCTGCAGGGGGAGGGCCGGAAGAGGAACGCTTTCCGTGTAGTGCTGAGCACTGTCAGAGGCTGTTCTTATTTTTAGAAGTGCCGGAACATATGGCTTATCGTTTTGCGAAGTATAGCCAGAGGCCCAGAGTTCGAGGCTAGTGCCTATGCTGAGAAGCTTTGATAAATATGCCGATGCGCTGTCAGTTAACCCGCACCGGGTGCAATCGGAAGCGGCACAGCTACATGATTTGTATGAATAATCCGTGCACGATGGGGCAAAGGATATGGTGGGTGCTGAATCTCCATCTGCGATGCAGTCGACTTTATTGATTGTTCTAGGCCCTTCTTTTATGTAGATGGCGAAGCGTAGGGAGCAAGGCGCATTGCTCCACGGTAAATCCGCGTTTGGCAGAACAAGGTTTCGTTTCGATAGGTCGTACATGGCGGATGTACCTTGGTAACCTGGCTTTGACTTTAAAAATAGCAGTGTTATATATGATATAAGTATTGCTATAGTTATAAATATAATTGCCTCTAAGAGCATTCTAACGTTATATAATGAAATTAGATGGAAAGCACTAGCTGGTACACATCCCTGTTATAGCAGCAGGAGGCACATCAAAATCGGCAGCGGCAGCTAAGGCGGGATATGATTGCTGAACCTCAGCCAGGCTGATTGGCCTATTCCATAACTGGAAGTTCTGTAAGTAAACAGATCTGCTCGGTGTATTTGCCCAGCTCGGCGCAGAATAAAAGCGCTGGGGTTTTGATTGAGTTCCATTTAATGTGATTGCAGATGGAACAATTCTTTGAAACGACTGGCGTCCATTCAGATACACGGTAAATATCTTATCTTGCACAACAACTGTAATGCGGAAGGGTGTATGGAGGGGAATATTCTTGATTTCTCTTATACTGTATGGCGTACCAGAAGATCCGCAGTAAAATGTGAGCCCTA